ACCGTAGATGAGCTTCAAAACTTTCTGTGGAATGAGTATATGCCAATAAACAAAGATAAAAAAATGGTATTCGTGTCTATAGATCATACGGCCCTGATACAAGGTTCAGGAGATGCCAAAAGGAATATCGACTCGTTGATAACCATGTGCAATATAGCTAAAAGGACTTTTCCTAATATTTTCTTTCTTATAATATCCCAACTCAATCGTGATATCGAAGGACGACGGGATCCAAAAGATCATATGCCAAAGCAATCTGATTTTTATCAATCAGATACATTGGGACAGTTATGTACGGCTATGGTAGCGTTAAATATCCCGAAGAGATACGGGTACTCCTCATACATGCAATTTCCGCAAGGATGGTATCCTAATCTGGAACGTTTTAAAAGTGAATCAAGACGATCCTTCCGTGTGGATGGATTATTATTCCATCATATCGTAAAGGTCCGTCAAAGATCATTGGAGGAGATTGATGCTATACATGTGGATATCATGAAAGGATATGAGCGATATTATCCTGATGGAGGGGTGGTGCGCCAAGAAAGACCGGGAGGCTCGGATGCCCCTGTGGGTAGCGGCAAGCCGGACACGACCGTGGTGACGCTGCCGCCCCCGCCTCCCAGTATCCCGTTGGAGCAACAATATATACCGCCTAGTGATGATTTCAATATAGTACATGACGAAACACCTTATTGACATGAGATTGAGACATAATTACTTGCTTGTAGTGATAAAGGTGCTGGAAATGTTCTTGAAGACCGTATTGTCGGTTGAGGATAAGATGGGGATAAAGGAAATTATATCCTCGTTAAAGGAAATGGCTAAATACAGCATCAGATATATCATAAACCGGGAACGGGAAAAGGAGATCATGAGTATCTGTGATGAGGTATCCAATAAAGTACAGGAGTATAAAAGGATAAATGACAACTCAATGATATTGGAATTGGAGAACCTAAAAAGGGAAGTTGTGGCGGTGGAGGATCTTCTTAGCTCATACAAGGGGGTTCTTGACGCCGAACTGGTGATAGCCGAGGATGATATCAGAATCATACGGGACAAGATCGCTATAAGCCTGAGGGAGGACGGAACATGTAAGAGCATGACTGATGCTGATAAAAGGGCTAGGGTGGACGTAAGATACGAGAGGGCGTTAGAGGATTATCGAATCCTTCTAAGATGCGCTAATACGGTTAGGGCTAAGATGTCGGTTGTAGGGCATCTTAACCAATCTATAAATCAATCTATATCAGTTGGTAGAGTTGGTATGGCTAATGAATCTTATACGGTAAAACAGTATGAAAAAGGGAAAGAGATTATCGAAAGCAGACGCCCTTAGGGTGTTGACAAAGGCTTACAATTTAATAAAGAATGATAATTATGCATTTATATGCATAGCAATAGAAAGAACAGCGATTGAATTATCACTTGCTGAAAGATCATGTGTGGCGTGTTATCTTATACCAGAACTGAAGATGTTCAAACCTGTAAACAGAAAAAATGGAGATTTTTGGTTTCATTCATCAAAGAAAAACATAAGGTTACATATAATAGAGACGCTAATAGATATATATAACGGAAATGATCATCCCGATATAGTCGAGAGGGTAGCCAGAAAGATCAGGTCAATATTTTAACTCATTAGCTTATGTATATAAATTTTGAACAGATGATGACATCAGGATTAACGATGTCTGATGTCGGGTATCTTTTGATGATCCGGCAGAAAGAGGAGATGGCTAGCGTCATTCCAAAGGAGAAAATAGATAGTTATAAAGCATCTGGTTATATCGAGCTTCAGAAGAATGGGAAGTGGAAGATAACGCCAAGGGGAGGGTCGCTGCTGATGCTGATAGAGACACCCGGCCTGACACCGGAGGTCGAGGGGATCCGGGACCGTATCGTTGGTGTGTATAACGATATGGGTAAGGATACAGGAGCTATCAAGGAGGTAGAGAAACGGCTCGTATGGTTCGTAGCTAATACCAACTTCAAGGAGGGACCTATAGTAAGAGCCGTAATATCCCACATAGATCTTAAACGTGAGTATACGATGAGATTGGATAACTTGATATGGAAACCATCAAATGTATATAGTGTGCATATGAGTTTATCGGAATCAACGTTATTCGATACGATCATAAAAATGTATGGCATGACGTCTGACTTGTATCTTAGGGAGAACAAGAACAAGGAACTGGCATGGTTGTTCGCCATAAGCCGGCTCCCGGATCCTCCCAAGAAAATGGATAAGGAATACGCTATCACAGGCGATGTTAAGATGGACATCGAAAGGATATCGGATATAAAAAAAGAATTAGGTAGAAGATTAAAAATGTCGATTTAGTATGGAAAGAAAAGAAGTTGAAAAAGTAGTCAAGGAAACGATATTCGAGAAAATGGGTGAGTTTACGGGTCTTAATCATGCCGCCGAGATCAATAACGAGGATGATCTGGAAACTGACATGGGTATGGATCCCTTGGATTTCGTAGAGGTGGTGATGGGGATTGAAGAGAAGATGGATATAAGGATTCCGGATGATGTCTTTGGCGATAAATCTGTCGATGAACTAACTGTAGGGATTTTTGTGGATATGTTGTATGATTGGGTTAAGGGTAAGTAATGGATTTCGGATATGATGATTGGGAAGAGGGGTTAGAGACCCCTCTTGTCGATGATTGTGATGACGATCATGAGGAGGAAGAATATGATTTCAGTTAAGGAGTTAAGACCGGGCAATCTTGTAAAAGACAAAGCTGGTGATATATGGAGAGTAGGGTGCGTTACTGGTATGCGTAATGAAAGTAAGTCATTGATCCTTGAATGTGAGGTTGATGATGGGATAATGAAATGGTATTCCGGGGAAGATGATGTCATACCTATTGAGATAGATGATAATATACTTGATACTATCTATTTCAAGCGTGATAAGGGGCGGGATGTATATCGAGGCTATGGAATATCTATAGAGATTTTTGATGATGGGTATTATCTTGGGCTTAGGGATCTGGAAGACGATCTAAGCGATCCTATTCAGATTAAGAATCTTCACCATCTACAAAACCTGTTAATGGACTTATACGGACATGACATAAAAATAGATAAGCTTTATGGTAATACCGGAGAATAACTTATTATGTAAGGTTATAAACGGAGAGAAGGTTCTCGCCGCCTCTTACTCGCAGATAGACACGTTCATCCAGTGCCCATATAAATGGTATAAGACTTACGTGGAGGGTCACAGATCCACGGAAAAGCACGAAGCTACGTCATATGGTACGGTTATCCACCAGACAATGGAGTATTTCTTCAAGAACGGATGCAGACCTTCTTATGAGGATATGAGTAAGGCTTTCAATTACTACGCCGATATAGAACAGATTCCTTTTGATAGCGTAAAATCCCAGATCGAGTCTATGCAACATGCGGCTAGGCTAATAAGATGGATTGTGGGGTTGTTTGAGAAGGATGCTGCTGGCAATTATAAGAAGGCATGGTCTGATCTTACGCCAATGGAGAAGGTGGTCCGGGGGTCGAGACCGGCCGGCGTGGAGGAGAGCTTCGTCCTGCCCTATAAGCTACCCAAGCCACTTACCTTGGATGGCGTGACGTACGATAAGGTGCATATCATAGGATCGGTGGACTGGCGTGGAGAGTATAAGACAAAGGACAGGATAGTCATGTATACGATAGACTGGAAGTCCGGGAGAAAGTTATTCGATGAAGACAAGCTGCTTCATAATCTCCAGCATCCGATATACGCCTTCTACATACTGAGAAAGTACAAGGTATTACCGGATATGTGCAGCTATTTCTTTACCCGCATGCTGGACAATCAGAACGTGAAGGTAGATAAGGAGAAAGTAGAGAGGTCGGTCAAGGAGCTTAACGATATTCTCCTTGATATGTATGATTTCGAGACAAATAAAATAGATAGCTATCAAGCTCACGTTTGGGACGACGCCAAACAGGGGTATAAGTACGAGAAGCGCTACCTCATGGGACGCCAGCCGGCCTGCCTTGAACCCCGCCCCAAGCCCTTGTGTTTTTGGTGCGATTTCTCGATCCACAAACAAGGGACATGCAGGTACTCATCGGATTGGGATGAGTCAAAAAGAAAGAATAAAAAAGATTAACTTTATTAAAAAGCCTAGGTAAATATCTAGGCTTTAATTATATTTGTATCACTAAAAGAGCTAATTATGTACAAAAGTGAAAAAGAAAAACAGATATTAGATCTTTTGATGTCTAGAAAGGATATCAGGAAATTGGTAGAGAAATCAAATGAATGTTATTCTAAAATGGATTTCGTTGGTGCCATGAGATACCGGCAAGAGATAAAGGATATCGTAGATCGAGAATCTAAAATCATGTTGACAAAAAGTGAGTCTTTGATAGGCTTGATGAATAATGCTGATAATGAATATAAATTCAATATGCTGGTATGGCTACATTCCATGATGTGTATGGCGGATGTATTTAGCGGGATATTGGAGGATTTCAAGGATGGGGTAAGAAAAGCCAATGGTAACTCCAAGTTCGTTAAGTTCGATAATCTGGATCGGTTAATGGCAGAATGTAAGAAGGAGATTGATTACCTGATGAAAGGCACAAATAAATCATTCCAGATATCTTTTGCCGTAAGAAGCGATGAGCTAAGGGAGATGATAGAGAATATGGTTGGCGACAATATCCGGGAAGGGTATGATATGTTTAAGGAAGAGGCTAAGATGACCAAGGAGACAGACAGGAGCAAGATAGAGGAATTTAATAAAAAGCTTGACCATGATCAAATGTAATATAAAGCTAGGCGATATAGTCCATACCCAGATAGGAGTAGGAGAGGTGATAGCCATAAGCAAAACCAAAGAAACTTTGATGGTGAAGATGGATGATGGTCGGGAATGCCCTATAAGACTAGAGTACGTAAAAGACGTTTTTGATAACTACAAATCCAAATGATTTACAAATTAAGACCATATCAAGAGGAGTGTGTTAAAAGTATCTCCGATTACATAAATTCTGATAGACATGATCCGGTATTGATCGTAGGTCCTGTAGGTTGCGGTAAGTCACTGCTGATAGCAGAGGCGGCTAGATTGATGGGAGATAAGACGCTGATTTTACAACCATCAAAAGAATTGCTGCAACAGAACCACGACAAGATAACGTCGTATGGCATACCGGCTACCATCTACTCCGCTTCCTGTGGTAAGAAAGAGCTGTCTAATATGATATACGCCACGTTAGGGTCTATCAAGAAGGTTGTTGATAAGCTTAAGGAGATGGGGATCAGGAACGTGTTGATAGATGAGGCTCATGCCGGGTATAGCCCGGAGGATGGTAGCGAGTTCATGACATTCATGAATGAACTGAAACCGAAAAAGGTGATAGGGTTTACCGCTACACCATGCAGGCTTAAAACGATGTCGATAGGGCAGGTGTCATATTCCCAGCTTAATTTCATCACTCGTATGAGACCGGTATATTTCAAGAACCTGATTCACGTGATACAGGTAGAGGAGATGATAAGGCAAGGATTTTGGACACCTCTTAAATATGAGACATGGGATTTCAATGGGGATGCCCTTAAACTTAATTCTAACGGCTCCGAATATACGGCTGAGTCTATTAGTGAGGCGGTGAGAAAAAACGGCTTAAACAACCTTATTTTACGTCGGTTGATGGTATTAAAAGACGTATGCAGATCTATACTGGTGTTTATGGATTCTGTTGAGAGCTGCAATACCGCCGCCGAATGGATGAACGCAAAGATATGCGCTGGCATGGCGGAAGTGGTTCACGGAGGCACGCCAAAGAAACAGCGGGAGGCTATAGTCGAGGGGTTCAAGTCAGGTAAGACGAAGGTAGTGTTCAACTATTCCGCCCTCGGTACGGGATTCGATCATCCGGGTCTGGATTGCGTGATAGTAGGAAGGCCGACATTCTCGTTCTCGTCGTTTTATCAGTGGCTTGGAAGGGCAGTCCGTATAAAAGACGGAAAGGATAGTGCTTTGGTCGTTGATTGTTGTAACAACTCGTCAAGGTTCGGTGATATAAGGAAACTTAGTATAGAGAACTACAAGGGGTATGGATGGGGAATGTTTATCGGCGATAAGCTAATAACTAATATCCCGATGGGGGATAAGGTAACGAAAACAGATCTGGATATCAAAGCCGCCAAGAAAGATCGTAGGAGGGGGCTGGCGCAGGGCGTAACCGCCGCCCCTGTTCCCGGAAGGCCGGATCATCCCCTTGGATCTACGGTGATGACATTCGGGAAATATTGTGGGTGGATGTTGCATTCGATCCCAGTATCGTATTTCAAATTCATAAACGAGACCTTTGACTGGGATAATGACAGGAACAAGGATATAAAAGAATACATAGATTTTTTAATCAAAAACAACA